ATCCGTACCATATTCCCCGTTCGCAATCAGGTGCGCGTCAGCCCGTGCGACTTCTTCCTTCGGGTTCGTGTCCGGCGGGAAGACGCCAGCCTTGGACCAGATGCGGCGGTTCTTGATCAGGAACAGCGACATCGACCGGCGGTAATTCATCTCGGACTGAGGCCCGATCATGTCCCGGACAACACCGTACCGCTCGTTTTCGCGGGTCACATAGGCAGACGCTGCAATGATGGGGCATGTGGGCACGCCCTTGTCATCGACATACTTGCTCTCGCCTTCGTCCAGCACACCGCCGCCAGAGAAATACGCATAGTTCCAGACGCCATCAGGAGCGCGCCAGTAGATACACGCCACACGGACCCGCTGCCGGTCTTCATCACCCCAGCGGAACCGGGGCTTGTCGTCATAGCCTTCGTCAGTCGTATCCCCGGTCAGCGAGCCTTTGAGTGCAGCCTCAGCGTCCGGGTTGTCCGGGAACAGCGCCAGCGCGTCTTCAAGGTCGTACCAGTTGTGATACCCGAGATACCGGGCGTCCGAGAAGTCAGCGCGGCGCGAGCGCGGGTCATAGAAGAACTGGTCAAAGTCGATTTCCTTGCCGACAATGCCAAACGCGCCTTCGCCTTTCTCGTAACAGATGTCGATGGCCGCTATGCCTTCAATAGCAAGGCACTTGAACGAGGACGAGGCGATCTTGTCGAAGCGGATCGTGTTCTCGATGTAGTCCAGAACGTCCGTGGCGACCTGGGCCTGTTCCTCGTTCCCCGGCTTGCGGGCAAAGGCTTTCGGGTCAGAGCGCGCCTTCTGCTCAATACCGCACAGGAAGTTCACCTTCCGCTTGATGCGGTTCATGGTGACAATCGGCTGGCCGCGCCGCATCAGGATTTGCTTCTCGCGCTCATCCCATTGCGTGTCGTTGTAGTTGTCGTACCAGTCGCGGTCGCGGTGAGACAGCTTGCGCGCCTCGTTGTGCGCGTCCTCGGCCTGGCGCACCCACTTCTTGTAGGTCGCAATGTCCTTCCCGGCGAACTCCACGTTCGTGCCGTCGGTCTGGCCGCCGTACTTCTCTGTCTGAGGCTTGCCAGCAATCATACCCGCCAACTATCCCCGTCTGGCGCCTTGGCGCGGTAATCGCTGAACGCTTGCGGTTTAGGCGTGGCCAGCGGCACAATGGCCGGGTGAGCCATGTCCAGCGCAAGGCCCATCATCGAGCACACGTCCACAGCGTCGTCATGCTTACCGGCTGGGAAGGCTAACAGTTGCTTCAGCACGCGCTCTCCCCTCTCGTCATCCAGTAGCGAAACCTCGCCCATTGCAGCCCGGCTCTGGAACGCACGGGCTCGGGTCGCCTTGTCATGAATGCTTGGCAGCCATTCCATGCGGCAGCGTGTGGCCGTCTCAGTCATGCGGCGCTTCAGCATCGGCTCGATTGCCTTCTGGATCACACCAGCTTCGCCAAACGCACAGATCGGCTTCCACTTGCGGATCATGTGCAGCTTCTGTTCGATCCATTCGTCCGAAGCTGTCTGGCCGTGCCACCAGTCGAGCTGGAAGATGCGGCCCGTGCCGTCGATGCCCCAGATGGCGTGTTCCGTGTAATCGCCGTCACCCTCGGTCACCGCGTAGTCGCTGGTCATGTAGACGTGGCAGCGCTCAGGCGGGTTTTCGTGGCGTTTGAACCAGGCTTTCAGGAAGAACGTACCGTCATCGGGCGCGGGTTGTTGTTGGTAGAGCGCTGACCAGTCACGGGGGCCAATGGCGGCCTTGGTGCGGTTCAGCGCGTCAATCGGATACCATTCAGGCCAAAGCGCTTGCCCATTGCTCAGGATAGCTGGCAGGATCAGCTTGTCCCACTTGTCCCCGCCTTTGGCCTCTGCCTCTAACAAGCGGCCGGCCAAGTCATCTTCATGCCAGCGGGTCTGAATCAGGATGACCGCGCCGCCCGGCATCAAACGGGTGTAGGCCGTCGAGGAATACCAATTGTAGACCGTCTCTCGCCGGGTTTCGCTTTCGGCTTCCTCGCGGTCTTTCACCGGGTCATCGATCAACAACAGATGCGCGCCGCGTCCCGTAACTGCCGTGCCGACACCTGCCGCCACATACGATCCGCCCGCACTCGTGTTCCAGCGGTTAGCAGCTTGGCTGTCCTCTGCCAGCGTGACGCTCGGGAACACGTTGCGGAACCGCTGCTCGCGGACGATGTTCCTGACCTGCCGCCCGAAATCCCCAGCCAAATCGCTGTTATAGCTTGCGGTGATGACCTGCTTGTCCGGGTTGCGCCCCAGATACCAGGCCGGGAACCGCTTGCTTGCCAGCTCTGACTTGCCGTGCCTCGGCGGCATGAAGATCATCAGGCGATCAATCTCGCCCCGCTCTACCGCTTCCAGCTTCTCGCATATCAGCCGGTGATGCTCTGCCGTCCTGTACTGCGGGAAGGTGTATTCAGTGAACGCCGCCAGCGTCTCTGTGGCCGCCAGACGTGCGCGCTTTTCCTGAAGCAAGTTCAGCCGCGAGAAGTTCGTCGAGTTCTGCCGTTGTAAGTTCTGCAACATCACGCTTATGGGTCACCGTGCTGTCTACTTGGCTCAGGCGGGCATGGACATAAGGCGCCGCTGCCTTTGCCGCTTCAAACCGTTGGGCCGTGTCTAGGCTTTCGTCGCGCAGCAGGCTGAGCATGTAGTCGAGAGGCAAAAGGCCCTCGCCTGCTTTCAGGATCGCCTGCTCAGTCAGCTTTGTCTTGGCGCCTTTGGGGCGGCCTGAGTTCGGGCGCGGTCCACCTCTAGGCACGAGCGCACACTGGTTTTTTGCTATCAATCATAGTGTTTCTACCCTAGGGCACTGTTTTGGCGGGTTTTGACCACACCAAGGCATTGTTTGCGCCAACCTAAGCGCGGATGCGAAGCCCATAATCCGAACTGACCGGATACCCAGACACCTCCAGCAGGATCAGCAGCTCCTTGGTGCGCCCGCCTGCTGTGGTGATCCTGTGCTCCAGCCAGCCTGAGATGCTTCCAGACAGGCGGAACGTTGCCGTTGTGGTCGTGTTGCTGGCATTGGATATGCTGAGGCCGGTGACGACGTTAGAGACGCTTGCAATGGTGTCAGAGCCAAGCCAGCCGGACCAGTTGACGCTGTAGTCGAGCGTCTCGTTCTCGTCCTGTGTGGCAACAATGGCGTTCCCGCGAGGCTTGAGGCCGCGCATGATTGTTTTCGCCTGTTGCAACACTTTGATGTAGCGGTCGGTCATTCACCCCTCCGGCCAAGCCTGGCTGGCGATTGCGATGAACAGGCCAAGCCCGAGGCAGAACAGGATGGCGGCTGCGAACAGCATCAGGCGTTACGCTTCGCGGCCTTGTAGCCGTAGAACGCTGCGCCAGCGAAGATCACGAAGCCAACGAGGGCGACGAACTCGGACGGCAGGGCCTTTGTGACAGCGCCGTCAAGGGCGATGTTGTCCACCAGGAACGCAAGGGCGAGGCCAGCGAGGGCGTTGCCGATCGTGGGGAGGTCAATGTTCTTCATGGGTCAGCCCTTTCGTGGGGTTAGTCAGCTTCGGCATAAGCGCCGTTAGCGCGGGGGGTGGAGAACTCGTCGCTGGACGGGTGATCTGCCCACGGGTCGAGGTACTGCGACACGTCAGGCTTTTCCGGCTCAAACATGTCGTCGTCAGCCTCGCCGCTGAAATACGTGACAAGCGCGTCTTTGGCGGCTTCAACGGCATCGTCCATGCTTTCAAGGGCAGCAACGGCCTGTTCACGCTTAGCAGCGAGCGCTTCCAGATCGGCGTCAATCCGGGCAAGGTCAGACGTGAGCGACTGATAGCGCTCGCCTTCACGGGCTTGCTGCGCTTCGTAGGCCTGCTTTACCAGTTCGGTGTAGCGGTCTGTCATGGGGTTCTCCTGTCAGCGCGGGAGAGAGCCGGGTTGCCCGGCTTGGGGTCAGGGGAGCATCTGGGGTGGTCCGGGGCCCGGCTCACTGTCGCGCTGTGTTTCAAGCAATGCTTTGCACTGGATGGCGCCGCAGTTGGCTCGCCATCTAGCGTAACGTGCGCGGCTCGGCCCTAAGGCTGCGTGCGGAACCACGTTAGGCGCCTCAGGATTGTAGCGGTTCGTCTTTGTTGTCAACCGGGGCGGCCGTGGTTGGGATGATACCCATAAGTGACCTCAGCGGCCTTTCGAGCGCTGACCGCATCCGCAAAGTTCTTAAAGCAGCCAAGGTGAACTGCTCGGCCACAGTGCTTGATTGATGCGATCCACACTTGCAGGTTTCTGTTGAAGTGCACGCCGGTAACGCCGCTCGTGTTGCGCAAAGAGCGCTTTTGGTTTTTGCAATTCTCGCCAAAATCAACCGCCCGCAAGTTTGCAATCCGATTGTCCATGCGGTCGCCGTTCAAATGGTCAATCTCTGCAGCAGGCCATTTTCCATGATGCAAAGCCCATGCAATCCTATGGCCAAGTAAGTTATGACCAACAACCTTTCCGCCAGCGTAGCCCCGGTTGTCCGGCTTATGAAAACAACGGTTGCCTGCGTATCTTGTGTTCCAGACAACATGGCTACGGTTTGTCGCAAACCATTCCCGAGAGCGCTCTCGCCAAAACATTTCACCGGTTTCTGAATCGTAACGAATAAGCTTGCGCAAGTCTTCCGGCGCAATTAGCGATTTGTCAGCCATGATAACCTCCTAACAGGTTGATTGGTCAGAGCGTGTCAGCCTGCTACAACAAGCTGACACGCTCGATTATCGCACTATGCCGCAACCGTTTCAACCATTTCCAAGGGTACGCGAACGGTGTCGCGGCCCAGCATAGCAATGCGTAAAATCAAGGTGTGGCCATCAACGGAAATGACCGGCGCCTCTACCTGCTCGCACGCAAAAACAAATCGCACCTTATCGCCTATTTTGACAGGCGGAGGCACGGGGCGGTTCTTAAATCGCGGTATCTGAGTGTCGTGGAAAAGGCCAGATGGAGGGTTTGAAAGCCATTCAACTTCTTTTGCAGGTATCGGCCTGACCTTGCCTGCAAACTTCACCGGCTGACCGACATGCCGCATCTTTGAACATTTCCACACATCGGCATCGTGAGCAAACACGTATCCTGCCAACGCTATCACAGGCTTGGGCTTAAAACTGGCGGGCCCCTTGGCGCGGTGACGGTGCTGGCGCCTGCGGTCCATCATCATCAGGCAGAAAGCGTCATATCCCGCCTCACGAAGCTCGGCAGCGGCTTTTAGCGGGTGGGCTGCGGTGAAGGCGTACAGCATTAGCGTTGACCCCGTGTCTTTGGGCGGTTCAGTTCCCGGCCCTGTTGTTCAGCAGTTTGAATCTGGGCAAAGCGGCGCGGTTGGCGTTCTCCACAGCGGGAACACCACGTGCGGCCAAATTCGTCGGTTTCATCGTAGCGGTGCCAGTTGAACTGGCAGCGGAAGCTGTGCGGCCTCATAGGCGCCCCACAACGAGATAAAGCAGGTCTTCCCGCTGCCGGTCATCAGCGAACGTAAACTCGCCTTCAGCGTTTATCGCGCCTAATTGGCCGTTTGCGTTCCAGAGATCGACGTTGCTTCCTTCGTATTGCCCGACAAACGGGAACGCGCCTTCGGCGTTGTCCGCCAAAATGCGAACCGCGTTGCCGTGCGTGGTGATCCACAATTGACCGACTTTTATTTCTGGTTTGTCGATCATTCCGCACCTGCCCAGACGACGACGCCGATGAGTTGGAGGAGGAGGATGAGGGTCATTGCTTGTCCACCAGCTTGATGTTGAAAACCTCGGACAGGGCTTCCGGCGTGGCCAGCTCCCAGCTTTCGTCGCAGTCCCAGCCAGCAGTTCGGTGCGGCTGGTCTGTGTTGGTGCCGGGCTCGCCCGCCCCACGCCCGGCGATGGGTTGGCTACCGTCAAGCGCTGGCTCAACCAAACCGGCACTGCGGGATACGGGGCTTTTCTGTTTGATGAGGGGGATCATGGGCGCCCCGCTAGGCCGCAATGGCCTTCAGTGGGCGCTTCGCCAGTTGGTGTTTCGCCATACCGGCCCCTATACGTTGGCT